GAACATCTTGAACAAAACCAACTTAGACAGTTGGAGATTGAAAAACGCTTAAGCAGATGTGAATTAATCGCAGAGACATTATTTAGAACAATTGGGACGGGGCAGCAATTAGTAAGTAGAAAGTTAGAGGTATTCGATGCGGAAGAAACCTTTAATACTAAAAAAGGAAATGGACCAACATTTTAAGGAGAAGCCTATGAGTAATTTAAGTGTGAATGAAATCAGTGCAGCTAAGGTACTTCTCCCCGTATTTACAGTAGTGGGTAGTGCTTATGAATTTGATGGTGATTTACTTAAAGTAGTCACCCCTAATTTTACCAAACACTGGTTTAACTATCTATTGATGGCTATATGTTCACGTGAAAGCCGTTTTGGTTTAGCTCTTAGTACTAATTTAACCGGGGATGGTGGACATGGGCGTGGCTTAATGCAAATTGATGATAGAAGTCATACTGAATGGCTTCGTACCCACAACTGGAAAGACCCTCTTATTAATATCGAATACGGGGCTGACGTTTGGTTGGAAAACTATAACTTCTTTGCAGACCATTTTGATTTGGTTGAAGAAGATTACATGAAATTGGTATGGGCAGCAACGGCAGCTTATAATTGTGGTGCTGGTAATGTCAAAAAAGCTTTACAGAACGGTGCTGATGTAGACTCAAGAACAACCGGCAAGGATTATTCAGCCGATGTAAGAGCCAAGATGAAATTCTTGGTGTCTTTGGAGTTATTCTAATGGCAGAAGAAAGTGCATTCTCAGAATCCGTAATTGTCAAAGCTGCACAAGTTCAATCTCGGCGCAACTTTATTGCACCTACCTTGGCTGTTATAATCATATTAGGTGTTTTTGCTCTGTTCTATGTCTTTACCTATACTGATTGCAAATCTCCAAAAGAAGTCACCTTCTTTATCCTGGGGGCTGCTTCCGGTTGGGTATCTAACATATTAACTTTTTACTTTGGAAGTTCACAAGGCTCTCAAGCAAAAGACAAACTTCTGGCTGAAAAGGATAAGAAATAGAAAAAAGGGAGAGGCTAATTGCCCCTCCCTAATTCTTTCCCTCAACCCCACTAAAAATTTCCTAAAAACCCAATATAAAGTACCGTTAGAATTTTTCTACGGGACGATAATTTCATACAGGTACTCTTACCTGTATTTAGCCCGTAGCAGCCTTCTTCGATTCTCTATATTTAGCAAAACGTTCCGCAGCCTTCTCCCGGTTAGCGTCTGACATACTTCTGCGTTTCTGACCCTTGCCGGATTCAAGTACCATCCCGGCCAATTCAAACGGGAAGAACAACTCCGCTTCCTTGTCCAGTTCCCCCAGGATGATGTCCTTATGGAGCAATGCCGCAGCCCTGGCCCACTTGTACCGTGGTGTCCAGACGGCAAGCATTCGCTTGTCCATATCAAACAGGCGCAAGTGACCACCACCACGTAACGCAATGCGCTCATAATCAATGCGATGGTCCATTTTCTCAGCGTGTTCTTCTTGCTTCCATGCTTCGTCATAGGTGATTTTCCATCCTTTACCTACAATGTCCAGAAGGCTCTTTAAGGCTTTCTTTCTTGGTTTACGCAAGTTCTAACCTCCTATGAATTTGGGATTTTTCAGGCTCTACCATACGCTCTCTAAGAGCTTCCTGTAGCTCCTTGTTCTTTTGTCGTAGTTGCTCCATAAGAGCATCAACTTCTTGTTGGGTAGTTGTGGGATGATAATCCTCACCACCATCAGTAGCATCCACCCTCATTAATTCATGTGATAGAGGCTGCATTCTTGGAACGGGTGCTCCCACTTGTAGTCCCTCCTTAGCTAATGCTTCACGAAACTCTCTTATTGAGATAATCCCTGCTTGCAAAGCCCTTCTATAACCATCCAAATTTACAGAAATTGTAACTAAGTGTTTTTCTTCCTGACTCATTTGTGGCGGTTTCCTTGGTGGACGTGGTGGTACAAAACCCATTACTCACTTCCCAGGAGCACCACATCTTTTTTAATGTGACGTTTAATAGGTCTGGAAAGTCTAATTAAACGTCCTTTGGGTGAAAGAACTTTAGGGATTCTTACCCAAACAGTTCTGTTATTAATACTGATAACTTCACCAGTTTGCCAAACCATGCGATTAAAAAGTTTAAACGCACAGAGTTGGGGTTCCTTATTTACATTTACTGTATCCGCAGCTTGGGCAATCAATGCAACCTCCTTGATTTCTAAGTTCCCCACCACAATCAGGGCAAGGAGTAGGGTTATTTTCGACAATAAGGGCAACTCCATCTACAACTTGAGATAAGACTTGTCCAATGGCATCAGAACAGGATAGGACTTGCTTTCCTTTATGCCATACAGAATTAGGGCACCTGATACCAGACAATTGCTTGATAACTTCTTTTGGGTCTATATTACTGCGAAATGAAAGAGAAATCAACCTACCAATCACTTCATTATTAGCAGCAGGACAACCCCCACCACGTGCAATATTTACAACGACTTCGAACAATCTACCAGATTCATCACGGTTATAGGTGACAAGCATCTTACCACACCCCGTTTTAATCTCAGTAGTTTGTCCAGTAGTTGTCTCTGGTCTTTCACGTGGGATAATATAAGCCACTTCTACAGACTTCCCGGTACTAAGAACCTGTCCTTCACGACTACCATCACGATAGATAGTAACACCTTTCAAACCAAGTTTCCAAGCACTCTTATAAACTCTTTCAATATCCTTCTGAGTAGACTCTTTGGGAAGATTGATAGTCTTTGATACAGCATTGTCAGTATACTTCTGAAAGGCAGCTTGCATCTTCAAATGCCATTCAGGAATTACAGAGTGTGCAGTAACAAAAATTTCCGGGTCCATAAACTCAGTAAGCTTGTATTGAGTAATGATTTCTTCGGTAAGACTTCCAGCTTGAACTAAGTCTTCCTTGAAATTATTATATTTATACCTGGATAGGTTTGGTTTAACTGCTTCTTCAATGTACGGATGGATTTCCTCAAATTCCTCTCCCGCCAAAATTCTACGCTTGAACGCAAGAGCAAATAAAGGCTCAATGCCACTACTACAATTAGCGATAATAGAGATTGAACCTGTTGGAGCGATGGTGGTACGGGTTGCATTACGATAAAAGGCATTTTCATTCCCCATTGGTCTTGCCGCATATGGGCCACGCAGTTGTGCTAATACTTTAGATGCCGCCGATGCTTTCTCTTGAATGTGCTGCATAATTGTTTCAGCCAAATTTAAAGCCTTACGAGAAGTATACGGAATTTTCAACTGGATAAGCATATCCGCAAAACCCATGACTCCTAATCCAATCTTACGAGTTTGGTAAGTCATATCAGCAATTTCAGGTAGAGGATACTTGTTAGCATCAATTACATTGTCCAAAAACTCCACCGCCAAATTAACTGTTTCAGTTAGTTTCTCATAATCCAACTTCCCATCCGCTACCATTTTAGCCAAATTGATTGAACCTAAGTTACAGGACTCATAAGGCAAAAGCGGTTGTTCACCACATGGATTAGTTGATTCAAAATCACCCAACCACGGAGTAGGGTTAGCTCTATTGATAGCATCAATGAAAATAACCCCCGGTTCACCACTGTTGTAGGCATTTTCACCAATTGCTGAAAATAACTCTCTGGCTGAAACCTGTTTAACTATCTCTCCGGTACGGGGATTACGCAGAGCAAAGCTTGAGTTTTCTTCCACCGCTTGCATAAATTCATCAGTAAGAGCCACACTGATGTTGAAGTTATTCAAAATATTTTGGTCACTCTTACATTTGATAAATTCCTCAATATCCGGGTGAGACACATGGAGAATACCCATATTTGCTCCCCTACGTCTACCCCCCTGCTTAATAGTCTCTGTGGCAGCGTCATAGACCGTCATAAAGGAGATTGGACCAGAGGACACACCAGAGGTTGACTTTACCGTATCATTCGCAGGACGGAGCTTAGAGAAGCTGTAGCCTATCCCTCCACCAGCCTTATGTATCATGGCAGCGTGTTTAATACCATCAAAAATGGATTCGATTGAATCCTCTATAGGAAGTACAAAACACGCAGACAGCATCCCCAAAGATAACCCCGCATTCATCAGAGTAGGGGAATTGGGTAGAAATTCCATGTTCAACATCATTTGGTAAAACTTTTCAGCCAGTTTCTTGTTTTTGGATTGCTCATTAATATTAGGTGAATTGCCAGCAATAGCTTTTGCAACACGCCAGAGCATTTGTTCAGGAGTTTCAATATCTTCCCCATTTTTATTTAGATAACGCTTCTCCAACACTGTTTGAGCAGTAGCGGAAGGAACGTAAGTTTGTTTAATCATGTGCTTCCTTTTCCTTTTTTGCTTCATTTAACATGATAATTGCCAGCAAAGAATATACTGCATTATCCATCAAAGTATCTTCAATGGATTCCCCCACCAAATCAGGTTTTCCTTTAGATAGCTGTTCTAAACGGGACCATTTATCCTGTAATCTAATCATAATCCCCATAAAAGGAGGTATATTCAATCTACTACAGGCTTTCAAATTGCTTAAAGGGTCACTATCCTCAGCATAATTACTATTCTTTCTGGCGTGTAAATCCCCTATTTTTTCCAGTAATTCGTAGAACATGGGGTGTCCAGGTTTGATTTTTTCAACCATCATCTTCCTCCATTAAATCATGTAAATTTACAGGTATAGCGTCCATCTTTACAAGAGGACAGTTAGTATGGTCAATAATGCTGATATTGGTTGGGTCTTGAGGATGGGGTATTACCATATCCCAAGGAATCCAACATCTTGTACAAATCCATTCCCCACAAGTATCGTCCGGTTGCCGTTCTATATGATGGGGAAAACGTGTACACACCTTTAAAGCACCTGAAACAGGTGTTTGTATATAATGTCCACATTGGGAACATATTTTGTAGAAAGGTTGTTCTGACATTAAATTTCTCTTGGAGTTACATCATCCATTTCATCTAAAGCATCCTCTATGCAAGCTCCACAGACCTCAACTTCCTCACCACAACCATTTTCAAAGACAATGATATTGCCTTGAAATTCACAATAAGAACATTCTCCGTCACGTTGTTGAAAGTCTTTCTTACGGGACATTACTTATTCCAACACGGCTCATGGCTCATTGCTATTTGTGGTTGACCACATTGAGCACAATACCAATTACCACAACCAACAGATTCACGTGGTCTTAAGTTAAACTCAGGCATCTTTTCCGTAACCGGAATACTTAAATGGTAGTGACAGTCAATATAATTCAGTTTCTCTTTCGTTGGTATACCCAATGCTGCATCTTTTAAAAAGTCTACTAATAGACCCTGTGCAAAGAGACAACAATTGCAGGTAAAGTAATTTATAATCTTTGGCATTAATAATCTCCTATTCGGTTGCATCCAAACGCCTATAAGACGTTGGTGTATCTAAGAAAGTTTTTACGTGTTCAATCATTTTTTCATCTATCTTCCATTGGAAACAAGAGTTGAATCCCATTCGTTTTACAGAATGGTCGTAGTCATTGTCTACATTCAAATCATATATCAACTCATAGATAATAGATGAAATTCCTGCCACTCTAAGAGCCTTAAGACAAATCAAACAAGGATTTAAAGTGATGTATAGAGTAGCACCATCTACTGCAATGCCTCTCTTAGCTGCCATTGCCAGGGCATTAATTTCTGCATGAGAAGCCTGACACACATCTTGCTTTTGTGCATTCAGAATACCCATAGCACGTCCACGGCAATACCCTTTACCTCCTATCTCAGAACAATGTTTCATTTGTGGTGGAGGACCATTGTAGCCGGTACTCACAATTTGATTGTTCTTTACCAGGACACAGCCTGTAGGACGGGAATTACACATGGACCTGCTGGCAGCTAATTTAGCCACTAACATGAAATAATCACCCCACTTCGGACGCATCTACACCCCCTCAGTACGTTCTTTTCTATGACAATTAGCACATAGAACATCACATTTTTTAATTTCTTCAAGAATCTTCTTTCTGGAATGCCTTATCATACTTGCTACTGCTAATATCTTACTATCAGGGTTACGATGATGGAAGTCAAGACAACGAATATCTGTTTCTCCACATTTGATACATGGTAATTCAGATTTAATTTCGTTTACCCATTTCAAATTATCTTTTCGGCGGTTACTACTTCTTGTTAATTCGTGACTTCTATTTTGAATATAGTAGTCTTTAAGGTACTTTATTCGGTGTGCAGTTCGTTTTGCTTGACCCATTTTAGATTCCTTGAATGTATGATTGATGGTTTTCTTTTACTACAGTGATTTCTTCATCCATTTTTTCACAGAAATATTCATCATGCTCAATAACCATAACGGTTTTATTTTGAGATAAAGTCTTGAATACTTCTATGTTACCATCTTTTCCCATTCTGTCAAGACCTGAACTTACTTCATCGAAAATAATTAGATTATATTCCCTTTCAGCCTTCTCAGCAATGATGGAAGAAAGAGCCAAGGAGATTGCCATACGAATCTTTTGAGTCTCACCACCACCATAACCCTCATAACTTACCTTACCTTTTGGAGTGATTATGGTAATGTTTACTTCATCCCTGATGTTACCGGATGCTGTATGTCTTTGAGTGTCCAATTCTACAGAAAGCTCAGAACAGTATTTGGCTAACCATCCCTGACACTCAATTTCCAACTCTGCAACCAAATCATCTAATAACATCATTCTCAATTTGGGAAAATTCTCAGACCAAACTACGAAGTATTGCAAGTCATTGTTTAGTTCTTTAATCTCTTTATTGAGTACTTCCAATCTCTTATGGTTCTCACCCATCTTCTTACGAGCTTCGGCCTCAATGCCGATGTATGGACTTTTCTCTACCTTTTTGGAAGTTATTTGAGTATTAATCAAGGCCATTTTATCAATTAGAAGTTTTTCATCTACCCTATTTTCCAAATTGGTAATAGCTTGTTCACCTTTACGAACATCACCATTAGCTGTATGAACTTCATTCTTAAGATTATTAAGTTTTCTTACTGTTTCCTCTGCTTTATCATAAGCTTCTTCTTCATCTTTGAGAATGGAAGATAGTGTTAACCACTCTCTCTTAAGATAATCAAAATCAATCTTAAGAGTTATGATATGCTCTTTCAAAGTTTCTTGAGTGATAGCTTGGGCACAATAGGGACAATCACCAGCCTCAGCTTGTTCCAATCTATCAATCTCTCTGCTTTTTTCATTCAACCTCCCTTTAGCTGCACGAACTTGAGATTCTGTTTGAATATACTGATTATTTTTAGTCTCTTTATCCTTAACAGCTTCCGGTAAATCTGCCAACCAAGTTAAGGCATCTTTAATCCTTTCTTGGAGGGATAGTATTATTAGCTTCTCAGCCTTAACTGCTCTATCATGTTTCTTTCTATACTCAATAAGTTCCTTTTCAGTTTGGGACATTTGACGATGTAATTCAATAATAGCATCACCGTGTTGTTCTTCCCATTCCTCAGCCATGTTAGAAATCTTATTTAGGTCCAATTGTTCCAGAAGTTCTTCTACGTGTTTCTTATCCCTTTCTCTTTCAGCAATCAAGTTACGTAATGCTGTAACTCTTTCCTTCGCCATTTCAGCAGCTTTTAGATAGACATCGGCACCTGAAATCTCTGATAATACAGCCGCACGTTGTGGAGCCTTTAATTCAGGAAAAGCAACGAATCGTTGACAAAACATTATGGTGTGAGAATAGGAAAGAAAAGTTAACCCTATCAACTTCTCAATGTACAACTGCTTTTCTGTATTGTCAGAATCAGGTATTTCCTCCACATCATCATTGTTTACTCTCTTAAAGATGTGTATCTCATTGGTTTTAGATTTACTACGGTTTCTCTTAATAGAGTAATATTCATCATTAAGAGTAAAACCTACTTGGACAACAGCTTCATCACTCTCTAAATTGATAATATCATCCAAGTAACGTAGTTTCTTAGAGATTTTACCATACAGGGCAAAGGTCAATGCTTCCAGCAGATTACTTTTACCGCTTCCATTAGACTCTGCCATAGGTTCATCTTTATTTTCACCTTGAATGAAAACAGTTTGAGTACCCCACAAAGAAATGGGAAAAGCAAAAGGAGCTTTAAAAGTCATAAACCCTTGCCCTGATATTGATTGAAAATTACACTTCATTGTCTAACTCACGTGTAGTAAATACACTGACAACAGGGAAACGATTCTTAAGCGTCATTGATTCGGGTTCCTCTCTATCCAAAAGTACCACAGCACCTTTGATTGTCCAACCCATTTCATCACATTTATTTGCCATTTCCCATAATGTTCCTCCGGTAGAAAGAACATCATCTATTAATACCACTTTTTCAATCTTCCCTTCTGGTATAATCAAATTATGTTTATAAGTATGATAAGCAAAAGGGATAACCAAACTATATGGAGATAATAGATTGGCAAATGAGACAGCCATTATAGCCCCCGAAAAAGTTGGTCCACCAATACCCTGAAATTCTCTACATGGGATTATAGGAAATAATGTAGTTAATGTTTGGGCTATTTGGGACGTTATTAACACCCTTGCGTAAGGGTCAAGTACTAAAGGACGACAATCAACGTAATAATGGCTATCTTTACCAGAGGTTAAGGTTGTTTTCTTTCTCTCAACTTGTAATTTAAGTATCCGTAGTAAGTTACTTTTGTTCTTCATATTCTTCCAACCCATGTGATGTTACAATCTTAGCTATTTGTTCGAAGATTGCTTTAGGAAATTTATCTACAGTCACGTCCATTGTTTTACCATACTCACGAATGGTAATTACATATGGCCTTATGTGTTCCGCAATCAAATGAAAATGTTCCCTTGGAAAGTGGAACCAGCCAGCCATTAGAATCATAATTGTCTTGCCTCCTGTAATAGGGCTTCCCCCACCCGAATTAACTGTTTCGTATCAAGATGTTGAATGAGTGCTTTTGACATATACCCCACAAACGTTGGTATTACTTCTTGTGGGGTATTGGAAGAAGTAACCATGCGCTTCTTAATTTCTCTCATATAACGAATATCACTGGTTATTCCAGCAGCACCCCATTTACGTAAATGGTCTTTAGCTTCAAGAACCATCCCACGTTGGTCAGGAGTTAAGTTTCCAGTTAACTTGATATAATTCCCTTGAATTTGTTTCTGAGTTAAAGTGTGAGAAATATTAACTATTCTAAATTCAGGATACTCAAGCTTTAAGGGTTTGAATTTACCTATATCAGGTTGATACAACCAAATAAACTTGTCTTCTCCAGCCTCACCAAAGGTCACTTGGTAAGGGCTTCCCAGGTAGAGGATTTTGTTAAATACCTCATGTGTTTGATGAATATGCCCGGAAATGTATTTTGTACCCTCTCTTAGTTCAAGGTTAAACGTTCCAGGCACCCGCTTTCCGGTATTGAAGGTTATCCCTGGCAGCGTTTGATGAAAACAGACTATATCCATTTCTGGATTACTGTTGTGGAGCCTTGTCCAGGCTTTCTTGAAGTCTTCATAGTCACGGTAATAGGGGATAAAGCCTATCTTCAAACCGTTGATTACAAGGCATCGTGGACGCTCTACAAGGGTAATTAAATCTCCCAGGTGATGTACTTTGATATTAGGATATTTTTTGATTTTAAAATCATGGTTTCCCAACAAAACATACACATGGGCATCTATAGCATAAAGAGCCTCACCGAATGCAGATTGAATGTGATTAGGTACACGGTCCTTAAGTTCAAATATATCTCCCAAGCAAACAACATTGTTAATTTGATTGGTCTTAACAATATTGGCGATTTGATGCAGGATAGATATTCCTTCCTGTAACCGTGTACCTAACTCACCTTCTGAACGATTAAACTCTTTTCTTTCATGCAAATGTAAATCTGCAAAGAAAAGAATATCATTATTCATCCATTTCCTCTAATTGTTCTTGAATAATACGTCTACTTTCTTGACGTTTTTGTTGTCGCTTTGGGTTAATGGTTTTAGCGGTGCGAAGTTTCATGTAAGTCTCTTTCGGCAAACGGTTTGCCACTACTTCCTTGCCATTAGGAAGAACTACTGTTCTCATAGGTTTTTAAAAACTCCCTCAGTACTGGCCCAGGTAGCCAAGTTAAAAAATGTTCGAAGTTTATAAGAACAACATTATCTATGTCCATAACCCCACTTCTAAAAATGAGATACGGGATACGTGGTTCATATCCATAGTGTTCTAACATTTTCTCAAAGAAAAATTCTGATATAGCCACACACGTTTCTGACCTGTCCCGTTTGAAGATAACTACAGGGAAAGTATTTCGTGCAGTACATTCCAAAATTAATTTCACCCACCATCCTATAAAAGTATGATTCTTATTTGATGGTTTGTCAAGTAGTATAAGGAAATCTAATTTGTTATATCCACGTTTTATTTCAACTGTGAAGTTCTTAACAAAAATATCTCCTTCTACACATCGAGAGGAAATGTCACCGGCAGCATTGACAGTATCTTTGCCCTGCTTCGCCCTTTGGGTGAATCGTCCCCCGGAACTGTCAGTACGCCAAAAAACATCATCCTGTGAATTATCATTCATCCACCATTTGGATAGTCTTCGGGCTATATCACGTTCAAACTGACTACCCTTGTTCTTTGGATTCTTCACTGCCATGAAACCTCGCTTTGGGTTTTCTGTCCACTGCAAAATGGGATTCAATTTCAACCCATAATACAATAACTTCTTCTCTAACCCAATCTTGGAAGTCATTATCTTCCACGTATTTAATTGCCGCTGGAAGTCTGGTAGTCTGAAAGTCCTTGATAATATAAGGTTTTCCCTTCTTCTTACCTTCCTCTCCTTCTTCAAGTGTCTGAGCCTCAACTACAGCAAACTTCTTAAGAAACTCAAGGTTGGTTCGCACATCATCCAAACCATAATCAAAGATGATACAAATAGGAGCATCACGGAAAGGAGCATCGCAAGAGTTCTTCACCACATTAACCAAAGAGTTGATACCTACAACCTTCTCTACTTCAACCCCACGAATCTTTTTGATTTGAACAATCTTGTGTCCTTGAGCCGGAACACCTACCCTTAAACGTAAAGAAGCATAAAATTTGATAGCTTCTCCACCAGGAGTTGTTTCAGATGGTCCACCAAACCCACCAATGGAGGGTTTTTGTCTTATTTGATTAGTAAATACTACAAGGCGATTCTTGTTGGATACCATTCTGGCAATGCGCCGGGTCATTTGTGAAAATGCTTTGGCACGTAGCATTCCTGCCTTATCCCCACCCTCCATTTCAGCAGTAGTGGATAGCGCAGCCAATGAATCACAAATATACACGTGCATCTTGTTTATTGGTAAATCCTTTTTAAACCAACCAATTAAATCATCAAATACTTCTTCGATGGTATCAGATTTAGTATAGTTTTTACCACCAGCAAGGGTCAAACCATATGCCTCAGCATACTCTTGGTCTAAACGTCCTTCCGGGTCATTAAAAAATACCGTCCCACCCATAGCTTGAGCAGAGGCACCAATCTCTACCGCAAGGGCTGTTTTTCCTTTTCCAGAGGGTCCATAAATTTCTATAAGGATACCTCCGGGTATACCCCCACCCTTTACCCGCTTTCCTGTAATTGCACAATCTAAGAGCGTTGAACCTGTACTAACCAACATATCAAATCGTGGTATAGGCTGAAAGGGGACCATTTCAACTTTTTCAGTTGAAGCCGCAGCAATGTCGGCAGCTACCTTACGGGTTAACTTTGCCATGAATTGCCTCAAAGTCTTTCTTTTGAATCACATCTTGAATTAATAAGTTCTTGGGAACATGGATAACCATTTCTACCAATGTCCCACACTTTTGACACGCTACACTGATTTCTGAGTCCTTTTTAAGGATAAAATCGTGTAATGCATATGTTTCACCACAACCGCAAATAAATTGTGGAGTATGATAAGCCATGTTATCTCCTTATAAAAAAGGGGGTAAGCTCTGTTTCCCGGCCTGAACTGAACCTTCTGTATCCATTCTTACCCCCATATTACTTAAGCAGTTTTACGGTCTAATCTCTTAGCAGCACGTTCAGCTTTGCGTTTATCAGCTAAGATAGTTTCCTCAGCAGAACATCCTTCATAGATAGCACAATCAGCACAAGCTGCCAATTGGTCAATGTCTACTCCAAATGTTCCTCCACCGGGACAAACTGTAGCACCCGTTGCAGGTGGTTTATCCTGGCCGGTAGGTAGGGGCAAGACACCTTGTGGTTCTTGCTCTGGCAATGCGGGTTGTTCTGTCACAGGAGCCTTTTCCTCAACCGGAGTCTCCACTTTCTTTGCTCCCATACCAAACAAAGCAGCTTTTACTTCGGGATACTCAGGAATATGTATCAGAGTATCAATAGGACGCTCATTTGCCGCAATCAGGAACTTATCATCAATGATATATTCCCTGTCCAACAAACGGTGTCCAATATAGTCAGTGGATTCTTGCTCACCAACTATCTTAAAACATACAGTTTTGCCAACGTCCGGGTCAGTAAAGGAAATGTGACCACCAACCTTAACACCTTGACGCTCTGGCATCTTGGACAATTCATTCAAGATACGTTGCATCTTCCAGTGCGGAGCATTCCAAATTTGCAGACCTTTCTTTTCTTCTTCCGGGCTATCGTAAACCACAACATAGTAAAGTGCTCTTTGCTTGGCTTTGATAGCCTTCAAAAGTTTGACGGTTTCTGCGTCAGCTTCGGAACGTTGCTTCTCTTTGATATAATCGCAGACAGCACAAGGCATATTAAAGGATTTGGCAGTACATACGTAGCTGTCCTTTTGTGGTCCAACATTGAAGTGTACCCAAAGGGTTTCTACATAGGTCAAATCACCTTCTTTTACATCAACATCAGGGTCAAATGGACCTGCTTCGTAAGGAATAATATCCAACGAGTGAGCACCCGCTTTAGGTTTAAAAAACTTAACTGCTTCACCCAAATTGGGTTTAAAGATGGTCTTGAAATCAGACCCACTTCCCTTGTCGTATACTTCTTTGGTACGTTCTTGCAAACGTTGGCGATACTTCTCTCTATCAATTGCCATCCAGATTCCTCCTACTAAATTTCTGTAAACGTGGGTTTTTGTTCAGGAGTTCTCTCTCATGGACCTTTCTTTGATTATCAACGGCTTCCTCACTACTCTCAGGTAACTTCACTTTACCGAAGTAACCGGATAGATGTAGTTGGATTAAACGCCCAATCTGGATAGAACGGTCTTTAAATGTCTCGACTCCTGGTTTTAACAGTTCACAATCTCGATTTAAACGAATTAAACGTTGTCTTGCCCTGATATACTGTTTTTGAATAAATACAGTGTTTTCTACAGTTTTATCAGTTGGTCTTCCTTCAATATCAAAGGACTTTGGATTTCGCCTGATTTTAGCGGAAAGATTTGCGTAGATAACTTCTACACTTAATTTGGCATGGTCACGTAAGGCAATAGAATCAGCATAAAGTTGAGCCATTCCCAATACCTTACGTCCTTGGTCCAAACATTCTACATCTAAATCAAAGGGGTCAATTTTAACTTCTTCTTTGTAATTGAACATTAATGGCACACCATATAAGTAGCCCACATTAAAACAGGTTTTCCTTGGTATTCAAGTGCTGCAAAGTCCATGAAAATTTCAGCAGCACGTTTGGACTTATCTTCGGAGCCATTTTCAATTACTTTTCCCATATAACCTAATACCCCTCTGCGAACACCTTCCGCATCTTCTTCAATTTTGGCGAGAGCCTTCTTAGCCTCCTTCCAATCTTTGTTCAAAAGCATCTGGCAGAAATTTGTTACTTTTTCCTCCGTACCGTAGAATGCCGATAATAATTCCAACATCTTATCGGGACTATCTAAAACTGATACTTGTTCTAATAGAACTAATGCTCTACGTGGACTTCCTTCTGCCAATTCCACAATTCTATTAAATACTTCACGTGGAATATCCATTTCTTCACCGCCAGCAACTTTCTTTAATACCTTCATTATATCGAAAGATTTTAGATATGTCACTGGAAATTGTGTACACCTGTCTTTTAAATTTTTAGGAACCTTTGCAAATTCTGAGGTTGCCAAGACAAAATAGACATATGAAGGGCAATCCTCTATTGGTTTAAGCAGAGCCTCAGAAGCGTCTTTAGTTATCCTGTGAGCTTCATCAATCAGATAGACCAGAGTTTTACCTGCCAGGGGAGGGCTTTTAATTACGTTCACAATTCCTCTGATTGTTTCGATGCCTCTATCATTCCCGGCATTCACTTCGATAAAACCTATGCTGAGGTCTGCTTCAAGCTCCTTGGCGATTAATCTCCCTAACGTAGTCTTCCCGCAACCATAGGGTCCGGTTAATAGGAAGGCATGAGTATTTTTGCGCCTTAGAATGGCTTGTAGAGCCTCACAGGTTATATCCTGACCAATTACCTCACCCCAAGTTGAGGGGCGGTATTTGGTGTATAGCGATTCATTCATAAAACTTCCTCCATATATAATATACCGGAAAGGAGGGCAGTTTTGCCTCAGCTTTCTACCAAATTATGCATTTCGAACCAGTTACCATCAATGTCTGAGCGTTTAAATTCAGCCAGTAAGGGTACGATAATACGGGGGAATTTCTCCCTCACGTCTTGAGTCATTACCCTTGTAACAGTATCTTTAACATACTGAAATTCATCGGGTTTCTGGTCAATTGCCATAGAATCGTGAATTTGGCCTCTGACTAAGCTCTGCCAATCCTCTACTATACTAATTCTGTCCAGTTTATTGAGTGACCATTGAAGGCAATGAAAAGCAAAAGCTTGGACAGGCGTATTGATAATTTGGGTCTTACGGAGGTATCCATGTCTGCGGAATCCAGCAAGAGTCTCCACGTACCCTTTTCTTTCGTAGTCCTTAAGTTGGCGGTTACGAAATTCCAAAGTGTGGTGGTAGTGCTCCCAAAAGGATTTCTCAGCAGCTTCCACCTTATCAGGGCTAATTTTGTAGCCACGTGATACCAAATCCTTATGTATGTTATCCCACCACGAACCGTAGAAAAGGGGGAAAACGAATCCATTCTTGGTATCATACCGTGAAACACCTTCGTCTTTGAAGTAGTCACACCAGAATTGATGTATATCAACACCATCATTTAGCTCCTTAGTTAAGTTAGGGTCTTGAGAATAACAGCAAATGATACGTACTTCCATAGCCCCATAGTCAACTTCAACCCAAAAGTTGCCAGGAGAAGGAATAATACCACTTCTGATAATACGTTCTGCTTCCTCAGCCCTTTTAGGAATATTCTGAAAGTTGGGGTTACTGGAAGAAGAACGATAAGTCATTACTGTATGAAGATTAAAACTTGGATGAATAAAACCATTTACTTGCAGTGTTAAGAAGTTCTTAGCATAATCTTGAATCTTCTTTAACTTACGTCTTTTAATAAGACGCTTAGTAAAGGGGGTGTCAATCAATTCTAACACTTCTTCATCTACCGACACATTGTTTTTGGCAGTGAACTTAGTAGGAAATTCTTCCATAATCTTATATAGAAGAACTTTCAAATCATCAGAAGATTCAAAGTTGGGTTCTTTATTAAACTGCTCAATGAACTCCATTGATGCAGGGTCAACAAGTAACCTTTCCTTTAATTTGTCTTGTCTTTGTTTAAGTTCCTTAACATTATCCTCATAATGTTGCACATTAATAGGAATACCACGTGACTCCAACCTAACCGAAGTCTCCACCCCTTCATGGAAAAGCTGATAAGCAGTATCACGTAATGCACTTCCTACAGGTAATAATTCTTCTGTCTGCAACTGATATAATCTAAAAGTCATCATTGCATCCATCCCATTGTAAACCAACAGTTTATCAATAGGAATCTCATGGACTTTATTGAATGGATTACCTTTCAATAGGTGAGCTACTTCATCCCCATATCCCACAACCCCCCAATGGATTAAGCTCTGGAATTTCAAACCAGTGTATTTATTTCTACCATCTACAATATGGGCAGCAATCATAGTATCCCACAAAAAGTTTTCCATATGTACAAAATAGTTATCAGCCCAGGAACCTTCCATCTGATAATTCTGAACAATTTTAGGTATTTCCGGGTCAGCCAACAAACCTTCCCACTTCTTACGAATGATTCTCAACTGTCTCTCATTCCAAATATCAGGATAGGCAAAGGGAAAGGCAAATCCTCCCTGACCACCTGTAGCTATAGCAATAGAAGCAACATGAGATTCTTCCCTCCATGCTCTAAGACAGTTGGTTTCATAGTCATGTGCAAAAGGTGTTTTGGAATACTTTAAAGCATCCAGGTAGCTACAGACTTCATCAAATGAAGTACTTATATGAATCTTTCCAGCTTCATCAGGAAATTCCGGTGCCGGTCTATTCAATTGCTGGATAGCAAATTCCAATTCATGTTCAAAATAGAATTGGTCATACTTATTTCTTACAAAGAAGGACGGATGATATAGTGGTATCACCCATGCTCCCGTTCTATCTGGTATGCAAAGACGATGCCAACGGCTTACACTTAGCTCCTGAGAATAAACCTCACTCTTACGATTCCCAAATAAGGATTCAATAGCTGCTCCACCTAATAACCAAATGAAGTTAGGTTTTAGTTCCTTTATTGTATCCATTAATAGTGTTCTACAAGCAGCTATCTCATTAGACTTGGGGGGCCGGGTTGCTTTCCCTTCATTACGTACTGATGGTCTGCAATTAACTGCATTGTGTAACCACGCATCCCTTCGTATGTTGAAACCATACAAACGTGCGGTGTAATGTAACAAACCACCAGCCTCAGCTTCCTCCATAAATTGCATATTTGCACGGTCTTCATTAGCACCCGGAGCTTCCCCTACAATTAAAACCCCTTTTCTACCTTCTCCGGTATACACCATTTTAGGGGATATACAATATTGGTCTAAACCACATTTTTTACAATTTGGAATAGAGGGCAACATGACTTCCTCTCCGAATAATAAACCAGTTTTAAGGTTACTGGTTTTCTTGAAAAACCCTTGCATCTATCACTCCTTTTCCAATTTCTTTATGATGGGTTGGACAAACTATCAACCAATTTGAACCATCAAGAGGATTGTTGTTTCTATTTTTATCTTTATGATGTACCTCCAAAATTAATGGGTTAGAATAACCACACACAAAACATTGATAGCCGTGAATTTCAAACGCCCTATCTCTATAAGAACCTATACCAGTGGTGCGATAACTTGCCGTAGCACAAGATGGGGAACAATATACTTGTCCACTTTTACTCCGCACATATGCAGATGGACACCTATTAACTGGTTTACCACACGTTCCACATGGTTGTGTTACTTGTTTGTTTTTGTAGTCTTGTGAACATTTTCGTGAACAGAAAACTAAAGAACACTTACTTGAACCCTTTCTACGTTTTGCCTTATCTACTTCCCTATCATACCTTTCAAAGATTTTATCGCAAAAATTACACTTTAGTCTTAACATAACTTTACCCATTTAGTGCTCCTTTTATAGTCTTTCTATAAGTATAACACTAAATGGGTATTAGTCAAGTCCTTGGTGATGCCAAAACTAAGGGGTGAATGTCAATACTTGGGGTGGACAACGAGATTCGACCTCGTACCTGCATGATTCACAGTCATGCTCTCTACATTAAGCTATGCCCACCATATTAACCATTCATAAATTCTGTATCAACCTCTGCTTCTTTAGGCAAAGGGTATTCTTTGGGCCATTTGTAATAGGAAGGTGGTGTAGACCAAGGGAACCATTTCTGACAAACCTTGTCTAATCCGTTTTGTCTTTGATTTCCACCAATTACATAAAGACCTTTATCTTCATCTTCATCTAAAACAAAGGCAACATGACCATGACCATTATTCCAATCCCAAATTGCCAAGCAGCCATATTCTGAGTATTCTAATTCAATACCCCAATTAGTAAAATCCAAGGCTGCTGCACTCCTTGAACCCCTTATACCAGCAGTGATTAACATGGCATTGGCAAAAGCAGCACACCACGAAATACTATCATATGAAGATTTTAATGTAGTAAAGGTATGATACCACAGAATACGTGGATTATTTTTGGCTCCTGGTTCTTCCGTAATACATAATTCTTTCTTGGCATTTTGCATCCAAGGATAATCTATAGCAGGTATAATTAATGACATGGCTACTCCTTAAAATGGGGCCTCTCACAGGAATCGAACCCGTACCCTCTGATTACAAAACAGATATGCTTGACCGTTAACACCAGAGAGGCTTAGATACCTCCAATCAAATTCAATGCAGTTGCAATAGAATTGGCTGTTTCTTCATTGGGACATAATGCAATTATCTTACCAAAAGCAAATGGGGGAGCATCAGTACAAACAGCAAAGGGCCATTGTTCTTCACTCACTCCTGTTTCTATACCACTCGTTACTCCTTTTTCTTTCTTACGGTCACGTATTGTAACCATAAATCCTCCTTAAAAAAATTTGGCTCCAAGAGTAGGATTCGAACCTACACCGTAGTGATTAACAGTCACCCGCCCTACCATTAGACCACCTTGGAACATTTTATAAAACTCTTTTTAAATCTTGTTCAACAGCTATTTGAGTTTGTTTGCGAATATAATCCGCTACAACTTTCTCTTGTATAACAG